GAACTGTAATATTCTCTAATATACGTAATAGTTCTAGTCCATTATGAAAATATTTAATACCAAACGATTTTAAACTTTCCATTTCATCACCTTGTAAAATAGAACCACCCCATTTAAATTCAGGATTTAATTTTTTTCTATCATTCATTTTTTTAGTAATTAGTATAGATATGGGAGTTAGTTTATCTATATATACAGGTATATAGTTTGGAAATAGTTTTAAATAATTGATAATTGTACTGTAATAATCAGCCGCACTATTATCAGCATCAGCATTTAACAAAACATTTTCTAAATTTTCAACCGTTATTATATTATTTGGTTGTAATCCACTAATAATACCATTTAATAATTTTTTATTTTTAATACGATTTGAATATTCACTGCTTTCACTATTACTCGTTAAAATTGTTATAAAATCTAGGTCAGATGTACTTAATAATATTTTTTCCTTATTTGATAAACTATCTATAAATTCACTCGTTGTAAAAATGTGAATTTTTGGTTCACCCAGTAAAGTTTGTATATGTTCTAAAATAATTAAACGTTCTTTTTCATCACAAATATGGAAAACGATATGTTCTAAATCATAACACATATCTAAACCACAAAATGGATTCGTTTCTAAATCTATTCTTAGTTTTTCTAATTCTTCAATCGTAGTTGTTTCTAAAATTTTATTTAAAATAGTAATAATAAATGTATGACGTTTTGATAAAATCATATATTTATTATACATATTATTATATGAATGGTAAATATCTTGGTCTATCTAACCTATATATATTTGCTTTAAAATCAGTTTCTTTTCCATATTGTGGAATATTAATATTATCACCATCATATACTTCGTCACATCCAATATCGTCTAAACAATCTCTTTTTTTAAAAAAAACAGGAAGCTTAACCGATTGAAAACTATCAGTACTTGTAAAATAATTCCATTTACTAGCACCGGGCCAGCGAGGTCTTCCAAATAAAGGTAATATTTCTGTTCCTGAATTAATAGCGCCAACTTGTTGAAATCCAGCTGAATTACCACGAGTAGGAATGTTTATAGGCACTCTATAAGTAGAATTATATGACCTTTCTGGAGGCAATAAAGGATTTACAATTCTTTCAAAATCATTATTAACTAATACAGATTGAGTAGTTGGTAGTAATATGATTTCTCTATTGTCCTTTACCGGATTATTTTCCAAAGCTTGTAAACGATTTTCTAATTTTTGAATTTTATCAACCTTAATATCTTTTAATGTATCTAGAGCAACTAAGTCACTCTTCTTATTAAACACAATATAAACGATAACCATAATACATATAGCTATCACTAATCCAATAGTTTGACTATTAAAACAAAAAAATCCAATTGGACAATTACTATCCATATATTTCTAATAAGAGATTTTAGATACGTTTTAATGATGACATTATTTTAGGATCTCCATCACGCATTGACATATATCTTTCATAATCTTGATCAGTGCATTTATTATTATCATTCATATTTAATCTTTGTGGATCATTAAAATTATTCATAGGTGGTAAACCACGTGCTTCTTGTTGTAATCTAATATTATTTTGTTGACTCATTGTCATATTTGTATTATTGAATTGACTGGGATTATATACTGGTTGAGCTGGTGCTGATTGTTGATTAGAACTTCTACCTACACTTTGAGACTTTAACCAGTCTGGCATTTGTTGCTGAGGAATATTATTTTGACTATTATTATTATTAGCAGGAACACATTGGATTTGTTTATTACCTTTTTCATCTATAAACACAAAACAGTGTTCTTGTCCAGAAGCATCTCCCTCTAAACTCATATAATTATCTCCAAATCCGGACATTTCTAGAGCATTATAAAATGATAATCCTTCCATAGAAGATGCTATTGCGCCTTCTATTTTTTTTTGTGTATCTGAAGGTTGTGCTTTTACTTGATTTTTAAGTTGAGGACCATTACTATTTTGATTCATCATACGAGTCTGGGTATCTATCCACATAAAAACACTCTCTCCTGTTAATGGTTGTGGATGACTTGGAACAATTAAAGTGGGAACTTCTTTTAAAAATCCTGGTAGATTATGATTACCATCAATTAATATAAATTCAAAATTTGAACTAAATGTTGGAGGAGCCATACGGATTTTATTTAAAACTTCACCACAATGAGGACATTTTTTTGAATAAAATAAAGTTGGTTTTCGATTCATATAAGGATATATTGTAAAAAGAAAATAAAATATACAAAATTAAACCCATTTTATTTCATTTTTAAAGTTTGTCACTTTTATCAAAAATACTTTTCCTTAAAAGTTCATTTGATTTTATTTCATAACTAGTCTCCTTAACACCACTTAGTTCTGTCCATTTATTTTTAATTTGAGTTAAATCTTTCAAATAGTAACTACAAGCTATAAATAATAACTGTATAGCCTTAACATTATTATCTGGAACTAACTTTAATGCCAATCTCATAAATAAACTACTAAAATCGGCATTCGGTTTAAAACCGATTATAATTACTATTTTTTCTTCAAGTGGATGTGGTAATTTATAAGTAGCAAATGAAAGAAGTTCACCCATAATCTTTTTTGTTATAAATAATTTCTTCAAATAAGTGCTAATAAGATTTCCTAACGTATGATCTTCCTTAAAGATTGTTATTTCAATAAAACCTGATTCTGGATTTGTTTTTATACTAATTTTTTTATCCGAATAAATATATTCCTTTTTCATATCATCCCATTCAAAATGATTCAATAATACAATTGTCTTTAAACGAATCATTTCTAATGTATCATATACTAATTGATGCGATTCAAGATTTCCAACACTTTCAACATTGAAAATAACTGTTTGCGCATCACCATCATCCGTTTTTTTATAAATACGTTCAGAACCTAAATTTTTAAAAGTACCACGAAATAATTCAATATCTTTATCATTATATGGAGCTAATTTATCATCAATGCGTTGTTGTTGTAGATTAGACATATATGCCTTAAAATATTCATCCTGTATCTCTTCACTATCCTTCTCAAATTCATAACTTACTGTTCCAACAGGACTATATCTTGAATGAATTTTAGCGGTATTTATAGTTGGCTTCATTTCAATATCTAATTCTTCTGCCTCTTGAACATCATCATTAGAACTAATTGGTTTTAATCGATGTATAAGACAATAATTACCAGTTATATAATCAGGAATTATAAATTCATTCACATTATTATATTCTTCAGGATTTTGAATTTTTATAAATTTACTAATGATATCAATTGTATTATTTTTATTAGCTTCTAGCTCTTGCCGAGTCTCCGCTGTATTAGTAACATTTAATAAAAATGTTGGAACTGCTTGTTCATTTAAAAAGGAATACTTATATTCTGCATTTGAAAAATCATAATCGATTTGGACTTTTAAACTATTATTTTTATACATACATATAGGTAATAAACTAATACGATGAGCTATAAATTCATTATGTAATACACTAATGTTTTTTTTTATTTTTAACATATTTTCGTCTGCGTTATCATGATAAGTATCATCAAATGCTACTATTGGCAGTCCTCCTAATAATATACGACGAATCGCATTTGCCATAGCATTACTACTGTTATTCAATTTAAAACTTACTTTATATATATCATTATTAACCATAGTCGATTTAGTATCTTTATAATCACTAATATCTGGACTAGCCATCATATATATATATATTACTTATCCTTTTTAATTTTTTAAATCATATCAATTTTTTATACATATACTTTAATAAAAATTGATGTAACGTATTACATATTATAATAAACATTTATTTATAAAAGATGGAATTTATAGATAATAATATTAAATTTGTTCATTTGAATGAACCAGAAGAAATAGACCAATTTATTGACTATATAAAGGACAAAAATATATCTATTAGCCATAAATGTTGTAATGGCAAAGGATTAGGTATTTTTATTGATGAAAATATTAATTTAGAACAAATAATGAACGATTTTTTAAACCCTCGACCAAAAAATATAGAACTAATAGAAACTATAACTGATATGTGTTGTGTATGTAGAGACAATACAACTAGAGCACTAAATTGTATTGTACCACATCATATATGTATTGAATGTTTTAATCATATCAAAAATGAATGTCCATATTGTAGAAGAAAATTGGTCTAATGAATACGCTCTTCCAATTTTTCTAATTTGTTTTCAATATGTTTTAATTGTTCTTTATTACTAAGTAAATTTAAATATTCCTCTTCAGTTAATATTATTACAGGTTCTTTATGTAATTCAGATAGTTCTTGTTCAGTTATTTGTTTTGGAATGCCACTGGTTAACCAACGTGCTCCATAGTACACACCACCCGCAGTTTTATAAACGGCCCATGCTCCCATAGATATTGACATACTGAAGAGAACACTACTAATATAATCTATTAAAAATATAAACATCACGCTTTCTATATATTTATATACAGTTTTCTTTTTCTAAATATTTTTTTATATCTTCTATAAAATTATTATTTATATTCACTATAGGTCTTTTTAATTTAATTAATTTTAATGCACTTTCAAAATCGTAATTATATTTAGTTATTAAATATATTAATACAATGCTGGCAGACCGACTACTGCCCATATAGCAATGGATTAAAACCGCATTATCTTTATCTATTGTTTTATTATTCAAAAAATCGAGTGTGCTATTGATAAATTCAGATATATGATTTTCACTATCATCATTAATTGGAATACGATAATAATCATAATGACTTTCAAACGCATTGGGTATTTCCTTACTTACATTGATTATTGTTTTAATTTTATAGTAATTTAATGTAGAATAATTATTAGCATTATAAGCATTACCTAAAAAAATTCCAGGAATTATCTCAGTTGGTTCTAATCCTAGACTAGTAACATGATTTAAAACGGAATAAATTTTAGGCAATTTTTCCATACGAATCGCAGGAAGGGCTTTTGTTCCATAGTAATAATTATATATTGTATCAATCGTTTTCATAGGTATAATTCTAAAATAACTTGCTATATAACTATAAATACTGTTCATCATTATATTATATTTACCCAGGTATTTTTATATCATCACAAAAATATATATTATCAAAAAAATATAATTTTGAAATGTTTAAGACATATCATACTTCGAATTATGTCATATACAAGAAGATAATATTTAAAAACTTATTACATTTATAACTCGATTCAATCTTACATCAAGTATGAATGTTCTAATACGAAATAAATGATATATTTGATTTATAAAAACCACCTGTAATATCTCTTTCTACTATATCTACATTTTCTGGTTCATAACTTAAATAATATCGATATCTATGTTCTATACCCCCAATATATTCTGGTTCTGACCAATCAATATCTTCTGGTACAGGCATTTGACCACTGATCAACAATAGATGATTTATTAATCGTAATGATTCTTCTCGGCTTTTATTTATAGTATATAGTTGAAGATTAAAATGTTTATTATTTCGAGGTTGTTCTAACTGGGTAAGGTTCTGAACAACTAAATGTTCGTTAAATCCTGGTTCTGTATCATCAGTTATAATATCTACAGTCATTTCAATAAATTCTTGAAAATTTTCGAGTTCTGGTGCGGTAATTTGTCGTGTTAAAATCTCTTCATTTCTATCACCATTTCGGTCATCATATAAATAATTAAAATATACATTATAATATCTTTTCATTTCTTTACTACCACCTCTTTGTCTACGAGACCGGTTTCTATATCTTTTTCCAGATTTTTTTTTATTATTAAGATTACGTCTAGAACGTCTAACTAAATAATTCATTTATTATATACTATAAATTT